TAGAAGCAATGCTTCAATAAAATGAAATATAAAGAATTTGATAGCAGCAGAGTTTGTGCTATTGATTATTATCCGCTGCTACAAGAAGCAGTTAAAGAAACTTTAGAAATATGTAAAAAGTACGGGGTTCCTGCTGTAACCAATGGTAGGGGCTCAGCAGATGTAGCAAAGTTTTTTTATCATTACTGTTTAGAGAAGTTTTGTGCTGGTTTTAAGAAATGTCCGAGTACATACCCAAAAGCTCTTGTTGTGTATCCTTTACCTAGAGGTATACCATTCTCAGATAAGAAACTTAGAAAGGTATTAACTGTATTACCTTTACCGTGGTGTGAGTGTAGTTCATTTCAATCTCCTGATGTTGAGATGGCTGTTATAAGAACAATAGATAAGGCTATACCAAGCTCAAAAACAACAAATTTTGCAAATAAGAACACTTTATACGGATTTATAAAGAACTTTAAGAAAACAAAACTTTTTTCGTCGGGAACAGTTGATTTACCCGGTGACACCGAATAAGTGAATTTAAAGCCTTTTGGGGCCCCTTACAAATGTAACTCAGAGATAATTGTACCCTAGAGCATAAATACATATATATGTCTAAATTCGATGCTCTTTACAATTCCTTAACTGAAGCAGTACCTGTTACTTCTCCAACTTCTACTCCAGCTGCAGCTACTCAACCTGTACCAAATCAGGCTAATACATTCAATCAGCAGACAGCTCCTAAACCGACAACTACTCCTACAACACCGGCTACTGCTCAAAAAATTGACGCTAATAACCCTGTAATACAGGAGCTTGTTGCAGCTAAAGATCCTACTCAGGTAATTACTGCATTACAGAAATTAGGATTAAAGTAACAATGGAAAAGCCGGTCATTAATCTTTTAAAGTTACAAAATCAGTTACGCATCTTACATTGGCAAACTGAAAGTTACGCCGAGCATAAGGCTTTTGGTAAGGCTTATGATGAGCTCGACGATTTAATTGACGAACTTGTAGAGGTTTATCAAGGTAAACACGGAAGAATAAAATATAATTCTCCTGTGGATCTTGGTCTTGTAAATTACAATGAAATTTCTATAATGGATGTACTTGAGCAATTTCAAGAATATCTTGAAGTTACATTTACTGCAATTGTTGATCCTTCTAAGGATACAGATCTTCTTAATATTAGAGATACTATTCTTGGTACAATCAATAGAGTTAAATACCTATTAACCCTTAAGTAAGGTTATGTTAGTTGAAGCTTTTAATAAGTTTTATACAGAGAGACAGACTTCTGCTCTAACTATAGAAAGTACAGAAGGAATTGTTAAACATTTAACCCACCTTGAAGAGTTAATTTTAACACAAAAAAATCAAGGCCTTGATACAGCTTTATTTTTTATTGATGAACTTAAAAATGAATTTTCCGGTAACAGCAATGGTAAAATATTTACTACAGTGAAGTACGATGGTGCACCAGCTGTTATTGCTGGTTACAACCCTGAAAACAATAAATTTTTTGTATCAACAAAAGGTATAGCTAACGTTAACCCTAAAGTTAACTACACTGATCAAGACATAGAAACCAATCACGGTCATGCACCAGGTCTTGTTAATAAGCTTAAACTCGGTTTAAAGTATTTACCTGCTGTTATACGCCAAGGCATATATCAAGGAGACTTTATGTTTGATCATAGTGACTTAAAAGCTATTGATTACGAGGGCGAGCAATTATTAACTTTTAAACCTAATACAATTACTTACGCAGTTCCTACTAATAGTGATCTTGGTAGAAAGATTAATTCATCTAAAATTGGTATCGTGTTTCATACAAAATATAGTGGTAATGCACTTACAAATCTGACAAAGAGTTCAGACGTTAACGTTACCGAATTTACACCGACTGCTGACGTTTGGTTTGATGATGCAAAATTTAAAGATGTATCTGGTGTTGTAACATTTACACAAGAAGAAAGTACATACGTTGACAGCCTAATAGAAGAAGTTAAATCTAAGAGTAGTACCATAAAATGGGATATTTTACCTGATATATTTTATACGTTAGTTAACACCTATATTAATACTCTTATAAGAGAAGGTAAATTTGTTGAAGATTCCGAACAATCATTTAACGGTTTTATTGATTGGTTTAATGCTCGTATAATGAATGAGATTAATAAATTAAAAACAGAAGCAGGTAAGGAAAAGAAAATACAAGCAAAAAACAATATTATAAAAGACTTAAATGTAAATAAAGAAACAGTTTTAGGTATTTTTAATGTTACTAAAACTATTAATGATATTAAAAAAATATTTATAAACAAATATAATTCTGCTATTAGAACAAAACAATTTATTAGTGAACCTGATGGTAGTTTAAAAGTAACAGCTCCAGAGGGCTACGTAGCAGTCGATCACCTAGGTAATATGATTAAACTTGTTGACAGACTTGAATTTTCAAAAGCTAATTTTGCTGTTACAAAAGGAGACAAGTTTAAATGATGACATTTAAACAATTTTTCACTGAAGCCGTTAACGGTAAAGCAGCTGTTTTTTCTTATGGCCGCTATAACCCACCAACAACAGGGCATCAACTTTTAATTGATAAGCTTATTGCTACCGCTAAAGAAAATAACGCTGATGCTTTTCTTATACCTACACACACAGTAGATAAAAAGAAAAATCCGTTAAATGTTAACGAAAAAATTTCTATTCTCAAACAAATGAGCCCGGGGGTTACAGTTTTAGAATCTGGTAAAACTTTAATAGATGCATTAAAAGATTTACAAAGTCGTGGTTACACTACTGTTTATCAAGTAGCTGGAAGTGACCGAATACCTGAATTTACTCACATTAGAGATACGTATAATAACAAACCTAACAAAGCTGGTGAAATACCGTTTGCGTTTGATAACTATGAAATAGTTTCATCAGGTGAGCGTGACCCGGATTCAGAAGGTGTTGAAGGAATGAGTGCATCAAAATTGAGAGAATTTGCTCTTAATGGTGATTTTAATTCCTTTAAATCAGGTATGTCCTCATCTGTAGATGAAGGTACAAAGAAAGCGACGTTTGATACTATCAGAGAGAGACTTAGTTAATAGTTGAACTAATCTAAAACTCATATAATATGTTTATATGAGCACAACAAAAAACAATAGCTCTGTTAATTTATCTCTAACCGAACAGCAAGTTAATCTCATTATTGAGTCATTACTCTTTTCGTCATCAGTTAATATTGGTGCTGAGTGGAATGAAACAGACTTAACATCGATGATCGATACAGCAAAAGAACTTAAAAAAGCAAGTACAAAAATTGAACTTGATAAGTTAATTTTCTACAAGGAAGAAAATTACGAAGATAAATGGACAAAAGATTTATTAAAAACATTTAAGAAAAATTTAAAAACACTTGATCTACAAAAAGCATAATATGAGAATAGTGCAACCAATCTGGCAGAGTACAAAGATTATAACACTTGGTTCGTGTGCATTTAGGCAATGGAGTGCAGATCATTCTCATTGTCAATATTTACACGGGTATCAATTAAAGGCTAAATTTTGGTTTAGCGGTAAAGAGCTCGATAATAAAAATTGGATGGTCGATTTTGGCGGTCTTAAACAACTTAAAAAGATTTTAGAAAATCAATTCGATCATACTCTTTGTATTGCAGCTAACGATCCTTGTCTTGAACAGTTTAAGGAACTTGAAAAGTTAGGAGCTTGTGTTCTTCGTATTATGCCAGATGGTGTAGGTATTGAACGTACAGCTGAATGGGTGTATAAGACAGCTAATGACTTTATTAAGCTTGAGACAAAAGGTCGATGCTGGGTTGATCAAGTAGAAGTATTTGAACATGAAGATAATTCAGCTCTTTATTTTGAATGAAAGATCAATTAGAATTTATTAATACAAGTTGGGAAAAAATAGCTCCTAAAGACAACAAATACAATTTTTGGTCATTTTTAATTGTTACTGTAGCTTTGCTTTTTGCTATTATTTACTTTTTGTTATTTACTTTACAAGGTTGGTTTGCAATCCTGTTGACTACTTTAGTTTGTAAGCTATTATTACAGTAATATGATTGATATTAATACGGAAACATTATTCTTATC